ACACAGTATTGTTGTGCGTGTTGTTTTTCTGCTCTGCGCGGAGAAGTACGCACCCCGGTACTGTTCCATGGCGGCATTTGAGGAGCACGTCAATCACAACAACTACGGGGATGATGATGTCACGAATATCAGCGACGAGATACTCCCATGGTTCAACCAGATCACGCAAGCGGAAATGTACGCCACATTTGGAATGACATACACAGATGAGGCCAAGACAGGAGAGATGGTTTCCCACAGGTACCTCGAGGACATCGCTTTCCTCAAGCGGAAGTTTCGTTGGGACGCCGATCAAGCGCGACATCGAGCACCGCTTGAGCTGGACACAATCCTCGAGATGCCTTGTTGGAACAAGACCCGGACAGATAGCCAAGCAGCCCTCACTGCACTAGTGTTGCAAGATGCCGTTTACGAACTCTCACAACACTCGCGACAGGTCTGGAATCTGCACTACCCAAAACTTGACGCTGCACGAAGCGCAATATACCACATGGCCCCATGCGCGTTTCCTACATATGAAGAAGCTAACCGCCTCGACATGGAGAAATACGTATACCGTGGAAAATTGTCGCAAAACCCCGTGATCAGGGCTTCGGACTATTCGCCGGACGGTCCGATGCAGCAAATCCCGCTGGGGTGCTTGGCTGGGAAGGCCCAGTCAGCGGAGGGAGAGGTATTTACCTCTAGTGGTGCATGTGTGCCCTCCAGAATCAATAGGCTATGCACCCGGCGTGCTGGCGCGGGAAGATTAAGTGGTCCCCGCTCCGAAGAAAACTCACTTGCTACAACTCAAACACTAACACACCAACTCCAACAACTACAGTTGACAGAAGACACCGCTTGGAAGCAGCTTTCACAGGGAATCATTGACGTGGTGAATGTTTACACGCAGGTTATGGAACAGCGTGCGGGTGGCTGGAAGCCTGATGAAGGCATGGTAGCCAATACTGCACGCTCCCTACACCGCGCGTGTAATTCGCTGATCACGTTGCGTGGTTCTCCAGGAGTTACCACCCCGCCATCTGATCCCGAACTTAGTGCCGCGCAAGCAGTTGCGTATCTAGACCAAGTGGATCAGTTGCCGGACATCGATTTTGGAGTAGACACCGTTGATGAACATCTTGACGGCATCTTTGACGCTCCGCTGACTGGTGCAGCGCAGTCTGGCCTTGAGGAGCCTAGTGAGATTCCGAATTTCGCAGGCGAGGAAGGTGAGACTGTACGACAGCAAGAGGTGATGAAGATCATTGAGGACGGACAGGTGAACGTTGAGGATCGCGCTATTTCGACCACCGTACCCGAAGAGATTCAATGCGGAGCTCAGGATGGACTCACCAACGATATCATTGGCTTCCTCAAGCGACCTGTCTTGCTACACTCGTTTGAGTGGACGAAGGCTCAGGGCAGGGGTGCGATCGTGACGCAGAAGGATTTCCCGCACGACTGGATCTTTTCCAACCCAATGATCCAAGAGAAGTTGCGTGGTTTCCGATTCTTACGGTGTACGTTCGTCATCGAAATCCAGGTGAACGCACAACCTTTCAACGCCGGAGCGCTGCTAGCATGGTTCAACCCTCTTGGGGGTGAAGACTACAAGAGGTTGTCTTCCGCTTACCATCTAGGCGGAAAGTTCGGCTACCCCAACGCCGTTTACCGGTGCAACGAATCCACTGCGTGCCGAATCCGAATTCCGTTCTTCCCGGTCATGTCACACTATGACCTGGTAGAGGGATACGGAACTGCCGGACGCCTTCAAGTTGAGATCCTTTCCGCGCTTACGGGTGCGGACGATGTCGATGGTACCATCTGGTGCTGGGCAGAGAACATTGATCTCACGATGCCAACAGGAATCAACCCTGCACCTGCTTTGTCTGGAAAGGCCCAGGCGGGAACGGCGGAGGCCCTCACAGGCAACGTGATGAAGATGGTGGATGCGGTTCCCGGTGTGTCCCTGGCAGGCTCAATCTTGCCGGAGGTCATGGATAAGGCGGCCTCTGTTATCACGAGCGCGGGCGCAATTGCTACCGCTTTCGGGTGGAGTAAGCCGTTGAACAGCAACATCACTGAGAACATGCAGATGGCGCATGTCCGCTTTGCGCCCAATGCAACAGGAACAACGGATGCTCGGGTCATGGCGCTGGACGGCAAGAACACCACTGCCACGGCGACAGATGTCTTCAACACCAAGGCAGACGAGATGTCTTTCAAGGAAATCATTCGACGTCCGATCTACCTGACCAGGTCCATGCTCCGGAAGGTTCAGAAGGCAGGAGACCGCATTCTGTACTTTCCCGCTGACCCCTGTTGGTGCCCGCGACGAACCGTGGGATCAGGAGAAACAGCCGGAATCATTCGTGAAGAGACGTACCTCTCGTACCTTTCGACGTGTGCCGCCTTTTGGCGTGGCACGCTGAAGTACAAGTTCGTGTTCTTCAAGACACCCTTCCATTCTGCTCGAATCCGGATAACATTCGTGCCCGGACCCCGCATAGAAGATACGTCAACGATTGACTTGGCCAAGTGTTACTCTGAGATCCATGACATCCGAGGAAAGATGGACTTGGAATTCTCTGTTCCTTTCAGCTTTAACCAACCCTGGCGTCCAACTGAGAGTCGTGGGCTTGCGCAAACTACACCTGTGCAAAACACCTTTTCACTGGTGCCACAGGGCATGATTATGGTCACGATTGTCAACGTCCTGCGCGGTCCTCCGACCGTTGGCGATGACGTCGAGTTCTTCGTGATGGTGAGTGGAGGAGAAGACTTCCAGTTCGCAGTGCCCTGGGTCAACCCAACAGTCCACCCATTTTACGACTGGGAAACACCGACTGGAAAGGCGCAATCGGGCATCTACTCCCCCTGTGGCGGAGGAGTAGCGGCGCCCGTCGATCCAACTATCAACATCCGAGGAGTTGGCGAGGTATTCACTGG